CTTTTTCAGATAAATCAATGGCTTGACCACCTCCAAATAAAAATAGGTCGGAGGTCAAGAGGTGCTTGACCAAGAAAAAAGACAACCCTTTTGAGTAAAAAAGTGACATATTCCAAGCAATCTGTGACTTTTGGAGTAGGATACTGTTGTTTTTTGTTGTTTTTAATTCAATAAAGACAGATTTACCATTATGACACAAAAATGTATCACACATCCCATTTGAAACTCTATTTTCAATTCTTTGATAATGAGTTTTTGGAGGTAGATTTTTCTTTAATTGCAACCAAAGATTTTTCTCTGTCATCATCTACTTTCTTAAATTGACCCTCTACAAAAGCATGAGGATAATCTGATCTTATTTGATATAGTCTAGCAACAATTTCTTCACGAGAAAGTTTATCAAGTTGATGAGTATGATTTTGTTCTCGTCTATCAATTGTTAAACCACCTAGTGCAGATCTTATTTTTTCTGCATTTATTGATGCAGAAAATTGACCATCTTCCTCTGCTTTGTGAGATAGTTCAGAAAACCTTTTTAATTGACCAATTAAAGTTACTCCAAATTTTCTTTCTCTCTCTTCTCGAAGTTCTTTAATATATTCAACTACCAAAGGAAAATCTTTACCATTTAATAATTTAGATGCATGATATCTAGCACTATCTTCTGCATATCCACTTTTAACTGCACATTGTTTGGCAGAATAGATACCTTCAACATAGTATTTAGCAAACTCTTTTTGTCTTGCAGTAAGTTTATTTACATTAGCCATGAAGCCAATATAAGGGATTTCCACAACCAAATCAATTTGGAAAAAACAAAATCTCGCACATGTGCATTTAGATTATTTAAAGTGTGAAAACGTGAATAAAGTGTGAAAATTATTTGTTAGTGGATAAGGGTTTAAGAACAGTTTTCACACTTTCACACTTTCACACCTATTTTCTCAAAAATATTTTTAAAATTATTTTCGTTGTGAAAAAGACTATATAAGTAAATATAAATGTAATTAATTGCAATTAGTTGTTGACAATTGTTTTTATAAAGATTAGTCTAAAGAAAATAACAAATGGAGGATTAAATGGAAAAAATTTGTAGTGGTAATTATGAGAATGTTTTGGGTCTAATTGAAAAGGCAAGTTCTTATTATTTTTGGGTTCAAACTGATGAGGATGATGGCTTTTATGAATATCTCGGTAGAGAAAAATTTGAAGATAAAATGGTTGATAAGATTGAAGACAACAATTGTAACATCAAGGATCTTTATTTGAATTATAATGGCGAACTTTATTACAAAGAGTGGAGGTAACAATGGACAGTTTTAAAGTATTAACAAAACTTTACGATAGATGGTTGTTTAGAAATAAATTCAATCCTCTAATTAGTGCAGACGATCTCCTCTATGATCATCATAGAGGGGAGATAACTCTAACAAACATTCAAGAAAGATGTCTCAGAAAGTTTATAAATGTTTGGGAAAAAGCAGAAGATTATAGAAATCGTTACAATGATCGAATTGCAGATGATCAACATAAGATTGAAGAATTGTGGAGTGAATATCTTGCAAACGACAAGAGATCATTCAATGAATATTTTTCTGAAGAGTTTGGTTTTACTTGTGACGATAGTATTACCTACAAGCAGATGAAAGTTTTATGTGAAAAATTAATAGGGAGGAAACAATGATCAATGGTCAATTGGCAATGCTCAAAGATAGTGGGGCAACACTACAATATGAATGTGAAGAATGTGTAGGACATGGAAACATACCAATCAGTTGTGAGGAAGTTGTTACTTGTCCATCATGTGGAGGTAGGGGATGGACAGAGAATTTGTCATCTATCCCTCAAGATATAGTAATAACAGTGAGGAGGAAATAATGGATAAAATTAATAAAAAGTTTTTTCATGTTAATGAACTGAAAAAAGGGATGATGAATTGTGAAGACAATGAAAAGAAGAAGAAGTTAATCATTGATTTAACTCATCAAATCATCTCATTAAACATGGAATTAGCCTTATATTATAGTGAATTAAATAGGAGGAAGTAAAATGCAAAAGATTATAGATAAAGCAATAGGTACAATCCAACATGAATTAATCAGATCTATTGATGAATTTTATGAGAAAGATGAACTTACACAAAATAAAATATCAAAGGCTTGGAATTTAATATTGCATGAACTTAATGACCACTCTCCTTTGGGGGATTGGTACAAAGAAGCTAAAAGAAGAAAAGTCATTGAGGATGAATATAGAGAGACTATGGTTGCAATAAGAAAAGCAGAGAAAAAATTAGAAGAAAAAAGGAGAAAACAAAATGCCTAAGAAAGCATATATGACTATGGTTAGTTTTAGATTTCCTTGTCCTCATGATCATTCTGATCCTACTCAAATGAGCATACAAGAAATCAGACAATATTGTATTGGAGAACTAAACAATATCAAAGACGAAGAATTGTGTGGAGCAATCTACATTGAAGAAGATACAACAGAGGAGATATTCTAATGAAAGATGTAAGACCAACTAGTTTAGAACTAGCAAAAGCAATAGAAAATTTTGTTTACCATGAACTTGATGTAATTACGGAGAGTGATTGGTTTCAAGAAAGAGTTGCAATAGCATTGAAGAAAAACTTTGCAGACGAAGAGATTTTAGAAAAAGCTAAAAGAAATAGGAGGGAATAGAAAATGATAGGAGTTTTAAACATACCATATTTAATTGACGACAACTCTGATGGGTGGGCAATTGTTACAAGAATGGATATTCGAAAAGCAAGGATGCATCCAAATGATTTTCCAAATGCAATCAGAACTAAGAATGAAGAATTGTTTGCATTAAAGGATGATGTCGAAATGCAAAAGTTACTTAATAAGTTGAATACCAATGGGATTATCTTTCAGTTGAATGAAAAAAGAATTGCAGACAACCATAAAGATAACCCTAGAAATTGGGTACAAGATCCAGGAATTTAACATGTTAATTAAATAAAACTTGCAAAGACTTGTAATTAAATGTTAAAAGATTATATAACTATTACGGAGGTAAAAATGAGTAGATTAAAAGATTTAGTTATTGATGTAGAAACTCACTTGGGTTCTTTACTCAATGACGAGGGATTGACGAATGATCAAGCATTGACAGTGATCGAGCAAGAAGAGTTCATGGTCGGTGGTCATAAGTTTAGTGGCAGATTTGTTCGTCAATGTGCAGAGCAAATCCTTAACGATTGGTCAGTTGAGGATTTATATTACAAACCTTTTCTACAACTTATCGAAGGAGATAAAAATGAAAATAGATAAAATAGAAATGAAGAATATATCCTACTATAAAAGAGGATCAGAAGAAACTCCATGCTATAATGCAACAGTATACATCAATGGCAAGAAAGCAGTTGAGGTATCAAACGATGGTCATGGTGGAAGTGATAGACAACATGTATGGCATGAGAATGGTTTTAGACTTCAAGACATTGATAAATGGTGTGTTGCAAAGTTTGGTCAATCAACTTGGGAGTATGGTGGGCAAACGTATTCCACAGACCTAGACTTGGAGCATTATTGTCATGACGAGTTATATAAACATCTTGATACTAAACTTTTGAAAAGGAACATGAAGAAAAACATTATGTTTTTTAGAGATGAGAAAGACATCAAGAGTGGTCAGTATACTCTTGCAAAAATTCAAAACAACATTGGAGGACTTATGGCATATATAAAAGATAAGTATCCGAAATGTATTGTTCTGAATGACATGCCATTAGAGAAAGCTTTAGAAACTTTCAGAAGTTATGAAAGGGAAATGTAATGGATGACAATCAGTTTATAAAATTAGATACATCTCTTCCAAATTTATTGGAAGAGGTGGGTCACAAGATCGATTGGAATGACGATGAATCTAGGAGTAATTATCATGCTTTTAGAAACAGAGTTTATCAATTAATAGATAAATATTACCAAGGAGGAAATAATGGGTAGATATTATCATGGAGATATTGAGGGCAAGTTTTGGTTTGGAGTTCAATCAAGTACTGATGCCGAGTTCTTTGGAGTAGAGGGAAATGCAAACTTTCTTCACTATTACTTTGACGAAGACAACAAGAAAGATATCCACAGAGGTATGCTTGAGTGTGATAGGAAATTGCATAAGTATAGAAAATTATTGGATGAATTCTTTGATACTCGTGAGAGTTATAATAATAAATCACTTCAAGATTTTTTAGATGAAAAAGAACATCCTCATAAACATACTGAGGAGGGAGTTAGATATTACCTAGAGTGGTATGCAAGATTGAATCTTGGGAAAAAGATTTATGATTGTATACTTGAACAAGGATCATGCAGTTTTGAGGCAGAGTTATGAGTACAACTTACAGTAAAATAAAAGGTAGATCAAAAGGCTATAGATATAGAAATTCTATAGTCGATCTTCAAAGAGATCTTCAAAGAGCAAATGCTAAGAAAACAAAAGAAGAGTTAGAGGAGAATGAAAGATTTGAAGATGATCCTCGTGCTTTAAAAGAAATAGAATATGGCAAGGTGGTAAAGAAACCTACCACCATGCTTTATGCCATGAAAAAAGGGAATGTATTCGATGATTAATCATCTTGATTTATGTAGTGGTATTGGTGGGTTTGCTCTTGGATTTAAATGGGCAAACCTATCCAAACCCATAGCATTTTGTGACTTTGATATTCCATGTCAGAAAGTGTTAGCAAAAAATTTTCCAAATGTACCAATCTTTAATGATGTAAAGGAGATAGCAAGTGACCCAAAAAGATTTATTCAACAACCCATCGGAATCCTTAGTGGAGGATATCCATGTCAACCATTCTCCACAAGTGGCAAAAGGCTCGGATCGGAAGACCCTAGACACATCTTTCCGTACATCCATGAAATTGTTAAACAAATTAGACCCTCTTATTGTGTTTTCGAAAACGTATATGGGCATGTCTCCATGGGACTTGACGAGGCACTCTTTGCAATGGAAGACCTCAACTACCAAACGAGGACATTTGTTGTTTCGGCTAGTAGTATCGGAGCAAGACACAAACGAGACAGAGTGTGGATCGTCTGTAAAAACTTGGGCGACTCCTACTACCATGGATTATCTACCACCAAGATCGGCAGAGGGAACGAAGAGATTGCAAGAGGGTGCGAGGAAAGGCAGAAAGAGACCGAGCAATTTAAGGGAGCAAGTAGACCCAAAGACAATGGAGATGTATCCAACTCCGACAACCAAGGGATTCGGACATGCATCGGAGGGTCAGACAATGATCTTCAGAAAGAAAGTGGAGAGGGGAGAACTGTCAGAGACAGAGGCTCAAGCTATGATGAATGGGGTAACTTTAAGACCACCGAGGATGGAAGAGTGGAAGTTTCCAACTCCGAACAGTGGACTAAAGAAACATTCATACAATGGCAACAATCAGTATTACGAAAAGCGATTGAAAGATGGGAGACAAGTGGATCTCACAATGAAGATGTATCAAACGGAGGGAGATGCGAGACTCAATTGCGATTGGACAGAGTGGCTAATGGGGTATCCTATTGGATGGACGAACCTAGAGGAATCCCAAGAATCACAACCGAACAACAAAACAGAGCAAACAGACTAAAGATGTTGGGGAATGCAATAGTACCCCAACATGCATATCATATAGGACTAGCAATTAAGGAGGACATAAAGAATGAAGCTTAAACAATTGATGTTAATATACAAAGTTTTAGATGATTATGCCGAAATAGTTTTTGATAATAAACACGAGCATAGTGAAGAAACCATCGTAGAAACAACTGAAGCATTAAGGATAGTTAAGATAGAACTTGAAAAAATTAAGGAGGATCTAAAGGATGGCGAGAAAATATGATACTGAATATATGGATTATAACAATGCAAACACATATTATGTAGAGACGTTTGTAAACATAAAAAGAATTGTAAAAATTAAAGGCATAACAGAGAAACAAGCAGTTCTTAGAACTTTGAAAAGAGAACAAGATAGAACTTGGAAAAACTATGAATTTGTTGATTGTGATTACAATGTGGTTGATTACAATGAATTTAATAAATTTAAAAAAGGGAGATGTTAATGATTTGTGTAATTTGTAAAGGCAAAATAGAAGAGCATAAAAATGCAGAGGGCATAGTGTATTGGACAGAGGGACACAATGCCCAACCAATATCAGATGGGAGATGTTGTGATAGATGCAACGAAGACATTGTTGTTCCTCACAG